TTTTACGGAGGCGGGTACAGGCATCAAGGATGGAGAAGTCTTTGTGTTCATGGTATAGACGCGTATAAAACTAATCATTATGATCAATACGGTTTTAAAAATAACGATGAAGTCCCCTACTGTTGGACACACATAGCAGAGCGTTGTCCGGTCACTGTAGATTTTTTTAAGAATAAGTTTCCATACAAAAGATATCATCGATTACGTTTTATGTTATTAGAGCCTGGGGGATTTATAACTCCACATGAAGATACTGACCAAAATGTATTATCTCCTGTCAACATTGCTCTCAATACGCCAAAAGACTGTATGTTTAAAATGAAAGGGCATAAAGGCTTTGTACCTTTGACAGATGGTAAGGCAGTGTTATTAGATGTAGGAAATACCCACGCTGTATATAATAAAAGTAATGAAGATAGATACCATATTATAGTTCATGGTGTTAAAACTAAAGAGTATGAGGATTTGGTAAAACGCAGTTATGCGAAAAATGGGAATTAATAAAAATTACGTTGTAGGTATATATGATGACTCTAAGTTTAGTTTTCATATGTCACGAGGGCAAAAGTTTAAGGAAATAACTGAGTTTTTTACTAGATTTAAATATTTTGGACCTATAGTTGTAGGTAAATCAGTAAATGAAGTTTTAGATAAAGCTTGTGAGCACGGTGTTGATTATTGTATAGTCCAATCCGTAGGACATATCATCAAAGATGCTTTCTTTTTTCGTCATATTGAGAAGTGGATAGACAGACAAAACTTTTTTGTAACTGGTCATATAATGGATAAAAATTCAAAGAACTTAAATAATCCAGACGGTAAAGAAGGATATTACGGGCTACATAAACAATGTATTTTAGTTAATTTAGATTACTATAAGAAATTTGATAGACCTGTTTTTGGGGATAAAAACTCGACAAAAGATGAAACAGTGGCAAAAGCTAAAAGACATGTTAAGGATATTCATGACGATTATACTCCTTTATCTCTAGCACCTACTCAAGAGTCTACTATTTGTACTCCTCTTGTAGATGGATGGAATTTTATAAATACAAGTCTTGAAAATGGTTTGATAGTGTATAATTTTCATCCCAAAATAAGAGACCATAAACAGTATCTCTATCCTACCTCTAGTGCTGAAGAACTATCTCAACAACTTTCTTGGATTATTAATATTGTAGAATACGCCCCTACTTGCGTATTCTTTTGGAATACAGAAAATTATAAAGATCTTAAATATGTTAGTATAGAAAGACCCATTAAAAAACTATACTCAGTTGCCGCTAGTTTTAAACCTAATATGATACTTAATACTTATGGTTTTGAAGATGACTCAGAAGTAGTATTTTTTGACTACAGCAAGCAAGCTCTCGCATTTAAGAAACTCCTTTTAACTCACTGGGACGGAGAAGACTACCCTGGATTTTTGAGTTGGGCAGAACAAAAATATAGTATTAATGAGACTAAAGGAGCAGAAACAGAGACTAATACTCGACAAGGACTATGGGAACGAGAAATTAGTTGGTGGGGGAATGAAAAAGCTATCAAAGAACACTGGGATAGGTATAAAAAACTAAAGCACGATTTTATTCACGTTGATATTTGTGAAAATCCTGAGTATGTAACATCCCAAATTACCCCTGATGACAATTCAGTGATATGGTGGAGTAATGCATTTCATACAGTTAATGCTCAATACCTAAGAGGTTTACAAGGGGTCACAGATTGTTATAATAAATGGTTAGAACAAATAGCTAATAAAAATGATAGTCTTTACATATTCGGCAAAGACTATTTAGATAAACCAGTAGAGGGTGGCACATTAAAGGAGTACTTAAATGGATATAGAAAGACTTAAATTATTTAAAAGTGAAGAAGACATCAAGTCGTTTGCTAAAGTAAATGGTTACGGAGATAAGGGTATCGAAAAGCTTATTAACGAGTGGAAAGCAGCCCATGTAGCCCCGACAAAAGAAGTAAAAAAAGGTAAGAAAAAGTTTGGAATCTTAAGTAGTAATGATTATTCGTCCAAAGACTAAACTAGACTTTGATAACAGTTGGCTAAATAAATTAAAGTTTGAAGAGCATTCAGACTATGATTTAGCAGGTCATGTAAGTGCTATCGCTGTCAAAAGTGAGTCGGGAAAAGTATTTGATTTTTATAGGTCTGACCCCCTAGAAATGCCTAAAGATTTTAAATATACTGCTTTATATAACAAGATTGCGGCAGTCAAAAAACTAACAGACTTTTTTCAGATAGAGACCACTAGAGTAAGAATACATCGACAACTACCTGGTCAGACAATCCCTATGCATACGGATGATAATAATATTAAAGCCACTGATTCAGATCACTACAGGTTAAGAATGTTAACTGCGTTATCGGATAGTGAAGACTTTATTTACAGGTTCTCTATAGACAACGAAATAGAAGAATATTCTCTTAAAAAGGGAGAAAGTATTATATTTGATCCAGATAAAGTGGCTCATGGTATGATTAATAACTCTAAAACAGATATCAGATACTGTTTCGTTCAGATATTTAAGGCCTACCCAATATCAAGCTGGACAAAAAATTTTATTAACGAAGAAATAACAATAATGCTATGAATAAAGATTTTGGTACAGCTTTTCACAAACCTAATGGTAACGCAGTAAAAGTTACAGTAAACGAATTTAGAGAAAAATTATATCTTCACATAAGAGAATATACTATGGACGGAGATACTGGTCAGTGGTTTCCTACTAAATCAGGTTTTTCAATACCTGCTGATGAAGTCAGTTCACTAATACCTTTGCTAGAAGACGCAAGTGATTTAGTAGCTAAAAGATTCATTTGGAATACACAACTAGAATTAGAATTGGAGAATGATTATGAGTATTAAAGCTTGGAGCGATGAGCAAGAAGTTGAACTGATACATATGTATACTGAAGAAGACGAAAAAGACGTTCATAAATTAGCGGAACATTTCTCAAAAGGTTATAGAAGTGTTATAAGTAAGTTGGTTCAGTTAAAAATTTATGAAAAACCAGAAATCTCAGAAGAAGATAAATCTCAAACAGTAAAAGTCATGTTACGAGAATTAGAAGATATTCTAGGTATTCAAGTTGAAGGAACTAATCTCAACAAAAAAGAAAACTTAAGTCAACTTTTAGAAGCAATCAAAAAGAGGATAGAATGAACGAAAGACATGAAGAATACATGAAACGTCGTATGAGAGAAGAAAATCAACTACAAGATCTAGCTCACGATAGTAAGTATATTTATGAGTCACCAGATAACGGAAAAACAGTATACCAAAGAAATCTTGGTTCTACTAAAAGAAATCGTATCGTAAAATCTTGTCCAGAAGAGCAAAAAATATATGATCTTCTTGATGTAAAAGTTGCGCCTCAGCAGAGTTCTGACGGTTACAAAGCATTTACTATCGATGTTAGTTATGATAAATCATTAGTTCAACCAGTAAAAATAGATTATAAATACAATGAAGACACTTTAATTAAAGAGTTCAAAGCGTATATTGATTCTACTTACAGTGAACACTATTCAAAAGACAAATTTCAAGCTACTGAGTTTATCATGGATGGAGGACACGGTACAGGATTCTGTATTGGGAATGTTCTTAAGTACGCTCAAAGATACGGTAAAAAGGGTACTCATGAAGATGCTCGTAAAGATTTGATGAAGGTTCTCCACTACGCTTTAATGCAACTTTATGTTCATGATAGTGATATTTAGAGATTTTATAAGTCTTGAACTTCCTAATCCTTACTCCCGATGGTGTAGGTAGTACCTATCTACAACGAGCCTTAACAGTATATCTAAACAGTGCGGGGTTAGATTATTGTAATACGCATGAGCTATTGAACGGGCTAGAACTAGATAAAACCAATATGCTGTTTAAGAACTTCGACTTTGAGTATTCACAAAGTATAGGAGAGATTTCTAGCTTATTAGAAAGTAATCAAGCAAATCTTGTGAGTAGGATTGCCCAGTACCACGTAGTTGAAAGACAAAAAGTAAAAAGGGAAAATTACGTCCAATTTTATAAACTTTGTAATAAGATGTACGGGAAAATCATACACTGCACACGAGACCCTTTTGAATACGCACTAAGTTGGGGTATAAGAAAAAATACACAAAAATTAAATGTATTTAGTATAGAAGAGCGTATCAAGACCCACGGCGAAAACATAAAACAAGAGATAGATTTAGAGTTTTTTATAGCAAAACTAAATCAGTACAAAGATTATGATTATTGGGTTAGCGGGG